GGACCTGTGCCACCGTTAGAACCAGCAGCACCTTGGACGCCCTGAGGACCTGTAGGACCTGTAGGACCTGTGCCACCGTTAGAACCAGCAGTACCCTGAACACCCTGAGCTCCCTGACGACCTTGAGCACCTTGGACACCCTGAGGACCTGTAGGACCAGTACCACCACCAGGACCTGTAGCACCTTGGACACCCTGAGGACCTGTAGGACCAGTACCACCACCAGGACCTGTAGCACCTTGGACACCCTGAGGACCTGTTGGACCTGTGCCACCGTTAGAACCAGCAGCACCTTGGACGCCCTGAGGACCTGTAGGACCTGTAGGACCTGTGCCACCGTTAGAACCAGCAGTACCCTGAACACCCTGAGCTCCCTGAACACCCTGAGGACCTGTTGGACCTGTAGGACCTGTGCCACCTGCAGTACCTTGAGCACCTAATACACCCTGAACGCCTTGAGCACCTTGAACACCCTGGAAGCCTTGACGACCTTGGGCACCTTGAACACCCAAATCACCTTGACGACCTTGAGCACCCTGTACACCAACAGCACCTTGAACACCCTGAGCACCCTGAACACCTTGGTTACCTACAGCACCCTGTGCACCAATCACACCCTGAACGCCTTGAGCACCCTGGACACCAATTACACCTTGAACACCCTGAGCACCCTGGACACCAATCACACCCTGAGCACCCAACACACCCTGAACACCCTGAGCACCCTGAACACCTTGATTACCTTGAGCACCTACGACACCCTGAACACCCTGAGCACCCTGAACGCCCTGGAAACCTTGAACACCTTGGAAGCCTTGGACGCCTTGGTCACCCTTATCACCAGTACGTGAGAAAGATATTACAGTGTTAGTGTTGTTAGTGAAAACGTTACTACCAGCAATGTATGTGGTTGGTACAGTTATGTAACCAGCATTATTTGTAATACTGCCACTGATAGAGAATTGAGCAAAGTTGTTTGTATTAGACAACTCTGTGATTGAGAACAACCCTTTGATTGTTGATGTTGAATCATCAATTGTCTGTAGGAAGTTGTAAACGTTGGCACCAGGAGTTGTATTATCTAAGAAGTCAATAAACAAGTTAGTGGCAGCAGCAATATTTGCATTGTTGAATCTATACTTACCAACACCTGGATCAGCGTTAGCTGTAGAAGAAGTATCAATATTGTAGTTGAATGCTGCACCACTGAAAGCGCCTGTTTGACCTTGGAAGCCTTGACGACCCTGAGCACCTTGGACACCTTGAGCACCTTGGACACCAATCACTCCCTGAACACCCTGAGCTCCTTGAACACCAATTACACCCTGGACACCCTGGGCACCTTGGACACCAATTACACCCTGAACACCCTGAGCACCTTGGACACCTTGGAAGCCTTGACGACCTTGGGCACCCTGAACTCCTTGAGCTCCTTGGACGCCTTGGAAGCCTTGGGCTCCTACTGCCCCTTGCGTGCCTTGTGCTCCAACAGCACCCTGAACACCTTGAGCACCTTGAACGCCTTGGAAGCCCTGAACACCTTGAGCACCTTGAACGCCCTGGAAGCCTTGAGCACCAACAGCACCTTGAGCACCAATAACACCTTGGACACCTTGAGCACCTTGGACACCAATTACACCCTGAGCACCAATCACACCCTGGACACCTTGATTACCTTGGGCACCAACAACACCCTGAACGCCTTGTGCACCCTGGACACCAATTACACCCTGAACGCCTTGTGCACCTTGAACTCCTTGTGCACCTTGAACGCCTTGTGCACCCTGTACTCCTTGAGCTCCTTGGATACCTTGGAAGCCTTGAACTCCTTGAGCACCTTGAACACCTTGGAAACCTTGAACACCCTGGTCACCCTTATCACCAGTTCTTGTGAAAGCAATAGAGATGTCAGTACCATTAGACCATGTGTTACTACCAGCAATAAAAGCAATTGGAACACTGAAGTAATCAGCAAGCTCTGTATGTAAACCAACAATTGAGAACTGAGCTGTGTGAGCTAAGTTAGCAAGTTCGGATATTGTAAACAGGCCTTTGATAGCAGATGATGAATCGTCAATTGTCTGCAAGAAGTTGTAAACGTTAGCACCAGCAACTGAACTATCCAAGAAGTCAATATACAAATTAGCAGCAGCTGCAATGTTTGCATTGCTAAATCTTAGGAAACCGTTACCTGGGTCAGCGTTGGTCGTTGTAGTAGAGAATGTGTACTCGAATGAAGCACCAGTGAATACACCAGGAGCACCTTGGACACCTTGAGCACCCTGGGCACCTTGATTACCCATGTAACCCACGTTGCCAAGTTCAACCCATTGGTCTGATGTACCATCATTGAACCATGTAAATTCAATACCTGTATCACTATCAATCCAAAGATCGCCATACTGAGGAGATACTGGAGGATTAGCAGAGAGCGTTACACTTACACCACCTTGTGTTCCCTGTACACCTTGAGCACCCTGGACACCTTGAGCTCCTTGGACACCTTGGAAGCCTTGGGTTCCTTGAGCTCCCTGTACACCTTGAGCACCTTGAACGCCTTGGAAGCCTTGAGCACCAACAACACCTTGGACACCTTGAGCTCCTTGGATACCTTGGAAGCCTTGAGCACCTTGAACTCCTTGATCACCCTGAACACCTTGAGCACCCTGGACACCCTGGAAGCCTTGAGTACCTTGAGCTCCTTGGACACCTTGGTGACCTTGAACACCTTGAGCACCTTGAACGCCCTGGAAGCCTTGGACACCCTGAGCACCTTGAACTCCTTGAGCACCTTGAACTCCTTGTGCACCTTGGACGCCTTGAGCTCCTTGAACGCCTTGGGCACCCTGAACACCTTGGTGACCCTGAACGCCCTGAGCTCCTTGAACACCCTGAGCACCCTGAACGCCTTGAGCACCCTGAACACCTTGGTGACCCTGAACGCCTTGAGCACCCTGTACACCCTGAGCACCCTGGACGCCTTGAGCTCCTTGTACACCCTGAGCTCCTTGTACACCCTGAGCTCCTTGTACACCCTGAGCACCCTGGACGCCTTGTGCACCTTGAACGCCTTGTGCACCTTGAACGCCTTGGAAACCTTGATTACCCTGGGCACCTTGATCACCTGTTCTAGCAAATGTAATAATTACATCTTCACTATTACTGAAAGGTGTATTACTGCTACCACTAACAAAAGAGCAATCAACGTCAAAATAACCAGTTTGTTCTACAATTGATGTAATTGTGAACAATGCAAACGCAGAAGCATCAAACTTCTTGGAAACTCGGAAGTGACCCTTGATGGTAGAAGTAGAGTCGTCAATCGTTCTTAAAAACTCTTGAATATCTGTAGCATTATCATTTGTATCATCTATCCGCAATATAGTTGCAAGATTTAGAGATGCATTATTAAACTTTAACTTACCTGTACCTGGATCCGTAGCAGCTACGTTAGTATCGTAAGTGTAGTCAAATGAAGCACCACCAAAGTTACCATCATTACCCTGTGAACCCTGAACACCTTGAGCTCCCTGGACACCTTGAGCTCCCTGGACACCTTGAGCACCTTGAACGCCCTGAGCTCCTTGAACGCCTTGAGCACCCTGGACACCTTGAGCTCCCTGAACGCCTTGAGCTCCCTGGACACCTTGGAAGCCTTGAGCACCCTGTGAACCCTGAACGCCTTGAGCTCCTTGGACACCTTGGAAACCTTGTGTACCCTGGGCTCCTTGAACACCTTGGTGACCCTGAACGCCTTGAGCACCCTGGACGCCTTGAGCTCCTTGGACACCCTGAGCACCCTGGACGCCTTGAGCTCCTTGGACACCCTGAGCACCCTGGACGCCTTGAGCTCCTTGGACACCTTGAGCTCCCTGTACGCCTTGAGCACCTTGGATGCCTTGGAAACCTTGACTACCTTGAGCGCCTACTTCACCCTGAACACCTTGATGACCCTGAACGCCCTGTGCACCCTGTACTCCTTGAGCTCCTTGTACACCTTGGAAACCTTGAACGCCTTGCGCACCCTGGACACCTTGGAAGCCTTGTACGCCTTGTGCTCCCTGAACTCCTTGTGCACCCTGAACACCTTGGGCTCCTTGAACCCCCTGTGCACCCTGGACGCCTTGAGCTCCTTGAACACCTTGATCACCTTGGACGCCTTGCGCACCTTGAACGCCCTGGAAGCCTTGAACACCTTGGGCTCCTTGAACGCCTTGTGCGCCCTGTACTCCTTGAGCTCCTTGTACACCTTGGAAACCTTGAATACCTTGGAATCCTTGGTTACCTTGGAAACCTTGAACACCCTGTGCACCCTGGACGCCTTGAGCACCCTGGACACCTTGGAAACCTTGAACGCCTTGTGCACCTTGTATACCTTGGAAGCCCTGCACACCCTGAGCTCCTTGGACCCCTTGGTGACCCTGAACACCCTGAGCACCCTGAACACCTTGGTCACCTTGGAAGCCTTGTGCTCCTTGAACTCCTTGAGCTCCTTGAACTCCTTGGAAGCCTTGAGTTCCTTGAGCCCCTTGGATACCTTGGAAGCCTTGTGTGCCCTGAGCGCCTTGGACACCCTGGGCACCCTGAACACCTTGGTGACCCTGAACGCCTTGAGCACCTTGGACACCTTGGAAACCTTGAACACCCTGGTCACCCTTGTCACCAGTTCTGGTGAAAGAAATTACAGTTGATACACCATTTGCCCAAACGTTACTACCAGCAATGTAGGTAACTGGAACGCTAATGTGATCAGCTAGGTTGGTAAGACTACCACTGATAGAGAACTGAACGAAGTGGTTATTATTCGCAATCTCAGTGATCTGGAACAAACCTTTAATAGCAGATGTTGAATCATCAATCGTCTGCAAGAAATTGTATACGTTAGCACCTGGTGTGGTGTTATCTAAAAAGTCAATGTATAGATTGGCAGCTGCTGCAATGTTTGCATCGCTGAACTTTAAGACACCTGTACCTGGATCTGTATTTGTGATGCTGGTAGTGTCAAAGTTAAAGTTAAACGCTGCACCACTGAACGTGCCCGTCGCACCTTGGAAACCTTGTACGCCTTGTGCGCCTTGGACACCTTGGTGACCCTGAACGCCCTGTGCACCTTGGACGCCTTGAGCACCCTGGACACCTTGAGCTCCTTGGACGCCTTGGGCACCCTGAACACCTTGTGCACCCTGAACGCCTTGAGCTCCTTGAACACCCTGAGCACCCTGAACGCCTTGAGCACCCTGAACACCTTGCGCACCTTGGACACCCTGGGCTCCTTGAACACCTTGAGCTCCCTGGACACCTTGAGCACCTTGGACACCTTGAGCACCCTGAACACCTTGGAAACCTTGGGTACCTTGAGCGCCTTGGAAGCCTTGCTCACCCTGGACACCTTGAGCTCCTTGGATACCCTGGAAGCCTTGGTTACCTTGATAACCTTGAACACCTTGGAAACCTTGTGCACCTAATATACCTTGAGCACCAAGAACACCTTGAATACCCTGAGCTCCTTGAACACCTTGGAAACCTTGAACACCCTGGAAGCCTTGAGTTCCTTGAGCTCCTTGAACACCTTGGGGACCAGTGTTTGTGTTAACAATTTCCCAAGCGGTACCATTATATTTCCAAGTTCGGGAACCTAAAGAATAAGTTTGGTTATTAGCTGGAGACGATGGGAAATCTAATGCAGTAGCCATTAATGGTCCTTGATGCTGCTTGTACAGCGTTGAATAAGTATGATTTTATTTATACTTTACTCTTTTGGAGAGTGTAGGTATAATAAAAGTTTAATTTGGTTTTGAAATCTTCTTTACGATGCTGTATTATAGGGTGACATATCCATAGTATACTGTTTGAGACGATCCACTTGTATTACTAATTACAAAATCAAACCGGTTAGCTGTAGTGGTTGATACTACGGTAGTTGATATTGTGCCTTCTGCTCCTACAATCTGTGTTGGCATAGTTGTGATTAGAATTGGACTTCCGCCGTCGGTGTAGTTCCATGCTCGCTGAGTACCTAGTACCGGCACATTGGTATTGGTAACACTTACAGTGGCCTGATATGCTATGATACCGTTAGGAATGTTTCCTCTAACCCACAATAGATAGTTGCCGTTTACTGGAACTGTAAAGTTGTAAGTGTTTGTTCCTGTGGTCACTGTCCAAGAACCTGTAGTTGAGGTAAATGATCCAGTAGCTCCTTGAACCCCCTGCGAACCTTGAGCCCCTAAAGAGCCTTGGACCCCCTGAGCTCCTTGAACACCGACAGCACCCTGAATACCTTGGACGCCTTGATGTCCTTGGTAACCTTGAGCACCTATAGAACCTTGAACGCCCTGAGCTCCTTGAACACCTTGTGAGCCAACAGCTCCTTGAACGCCTTGAGCACCTTGAACACCTTGGTAGCCTTGGTTGCCTTGGTTGCCTTGTACACCCTGTGAGCCAGAACCAGTGGCTCCTTGGACACCTTGACTACCTTGAGCTCCCTGAACACCATCAGCACCTTGAACACCCTGAGCACCAGAACCAGTAGCTCCTTGAACACCCTGACTACCTTGAGCTCCCTGAACACCAGTAGCTCCTTGAACACCAGCAGCTCCCTGAACACCTTGTGCACCTTGGACGCCTTGATAACCAGCTCCTTGTGTTCCTTGAACACCTTGAGCTCCTTGAACACCAGTAGCTCCCTGAGCTCCTGTGGCACCTTGTGGTCCAGGCGAACCAATGTAACCAACATTACTTAATTCTATCCACTGATTACTGTTACCATCATTAATATAAGTGTATTCTGTTCCAGTTGCGCTATCAATCCAAACATCAGCATAATTTGGAGAGACTGGAGGATTAGCTGATAGTGTGACACTAACCGATCCTTGTGATCCTTGAACACCTTGGTAGCCTTGTACACCTTGTAATCCTTGAGCACCTTGGACACCCAAGACACCCTGGACACCTTGGAAACCCTGAGCACCCAAGACACCCTGGACACCTTGTAAACCCTGAGCACCCTGAACTCCTTGAACACCAGTAGCTCCTTGAACACCTTGGTATCCTGGTGTTCCTTGAACTGGTACTGTTATTGCTGAAGACGTGGAAGAGAGTATCCCACCGATTCTTTGTATTTTAATCGTTGGTACATCGGTCTCTGGCGTAACCTTAATTGTTGCCATCTTATCTCGTTATGTTTGGCGTTACGGTTACAATACCTTCAACAACTCTCGTAATAGAATTGGAGGAGTCAGCGATCTCAACATCATACATATATCTACCAGCTGAAAGATTTGACGTAGCATTAGCCGTTAGCGATAGAGTAATGACGCCATTGTTTCCTCCTGTCGCAACTGTAAAACTAACGGAGTTTGATGATGTGTAATGTTTTCTTATTTGAGATGAACCTGTGTATAAGGTCAGATCAAGAGGTATATCATTTACATCAGTTAAATTTAAAGTAGTAACAAACGTTGATCCTTGATCAACTACTAAGTTTGCTTTTATAGCCATAGTTATCTCCTATGACTTATTTATTGTTTCAAATAAACGGCTATGTTGTTTCAATTACCGGATTTGAGATTATCGAAATCCCGTTTCAAATTTTCATAATTTATATTTTGCTCTTTTATAGCTTCAATAAGCAATGGTATAATTTTTTCATACTTAACAGTTAAAAACTTATCATCAATCGGTGCTTGTACAACCACCATCGGCAAAACTTTTTGAGTTTCTTGGGCTGACACACCAACTTGTAATTCACCTTGATAACCATAGCTCTTTGCTAGATCATTAGCAGTGTAGTAAAAACCATTAAGTTGTTTGATCTTATCTAACGCATTAATGATATTACCTATTTTCGTTTTCAAACGATCATCTGAGTAATAAGCAGTAATTTCACCAGTAGCTCTAATTTCACCCTGAGCACCAACAGCAGTATTGACACCTAGTGAATTAATTTGCGGGTTTGAAGTTGTTGAAAAACCTGCACCCTGAGCACCCACAGAACCCTGAACACCCTGGAATCCCTGAGCTCCTACAGAACCCTGAGCTCCAACCGATCCTTGAGCACCCACAGTACCCTGAGCACCTACAGAACCCTGAGCACCCACTGATCCTTGAGCACCCACAGAACCCTGAGCACCCACAGAACCCTGAGCTCCAACTGATCCTTGAGCACCCACAGAACCCTGAGCTCCAACTGATCCCTGAGCTCCAACTGATCCTTGAGCACCCACAGAACCCTGAGCACCCACAGCACCCTGAGCACCTACAGAACCCTGAGCACCTAGTACACCTTGGACACCTTGAGCACCTTGAGCGCCAACAACTCCTTGGGCACCCAGTACACCCTGGACACCTTGGAAACCTTGAGCACCAACTGTTCCCTGAACACCCTGGAAGCCTTGTCTACCCTGAGCTCCTTGGACACCCTGAGCACCTTGGACACCAGCACCACCTTGAGCACCTGTAAGCCCGCCCGCACCTTGGACACCTTGAGCACCTTGAGCGCCAACAACTCCTTGGACACCTTGAAAGCCTTGAGCACCTAAAACACCCTGGACACCTTGAAAGCCTTGTGCACCAATAGCACCCTGAGCACCAGGAGCACCCTGGACGCCAGAACCCTGAACGCCTTGAGCTCCTTGCACACCTTGGAAGCCTTGTACACCTTGAGCTCCTTGGACACCTGAACCCTGTACACCTTGGGCACCTTGTCTACCTTGAAAACCTTGGGCACCCGTACCACCTTGAGCGCCTGTATCTCCACCCGCTCCTTGGACACCTTGGAAGCCTTGTGCACCTAAAGCACCCTGAACTCCTTGAGCCCCCTGAGCGCCAGGATTACCCGTTCCGCCAGTACCTTGGGCGCCTTGGATACCTTGGAAGCCCTGAACTCCTTGACGACCTTGGGCACCTTGAACACCCTGAATACCATCAGGAGGACCAACCCAGTTACCTGAAGCATTAATAATATTTTGTGAACCAACACTTAACCAACCACCTAAATTCAAGTTAGCGCTAACGTTGGCCGTTCCCGTGACAGTCAGTGAAGCAGTGGGACTTGTGTTGTTGATACCCACTCTATTGTTAGTAGCATCAACAAACAACACTCCACTGTCAAAGCTGGAGTTACCACCAAAGTTAGAAACGTTACCTGAAAGAGTAACATTGGAATGTGTGGAGTTTCCAGTAACTACAAAAGCATTTGCTAAACCTGGATTAACAATTAATGTTCCATTGACTGTAGCAGTATTTGTTACATTAATATTGGCTGTGGTCAACGTACTAACAACACCAACCGTCAAAACGTTAGCGTTATTGGCATACAAGTCCCATCTCTTTGTTGTATCACCTAGCCTAACATTATTAGCGTTGGGGAATACATTCGCACTAAATGTAGACTCACCAGCAACTGATACCGTGTTACTTAACGTTGTAGCACCATTAACGTTAATTGTTGTAGCGGAAAGAGCCCATCGTTGATCACTGTCACCAAGTGAATAATTATTATCAATAGGCTTGAAATCAGTATTGACTGTGACAACACCAGGTGACGAGATGTTTTGAATAACAAGGTTACCACTAACAGTTAATGTGTTAGCTACATTGGCGCTACCTACAACATCTAGACCATGTTCGACTCTGAAAACCGTGTTTGCCATCTTTTACCTATTATTTAATTAAGTGTGCTACAACAATGACGCTAGAGTTGGCAGCACTCTGTAGGAATTTTAATTCAATATCTGAACTATTTAGTGCAGTTGAAAATACTCCTAAATTGGAATTGAGTGGTGAAGATACCGTACCGTAAACTGTTAGGAATGGCGTAGTGCCATCATGAGCCATAACAATTTCATTTATCTGAGTGTTACCAGTCGTACCTTTGATTTGAGCAGTAATTTTTGCTGATGAAAAGCTTGTCTTAGGTAAAGCAAACACGAGTTGTGAGACCGATGTGTTAGTTCCAATATTAGTATTCGATGTAACCACAACCGTGTAGTTATTTTGAAACTGAACATTACCGTTTAGTGTTGTGTTAGCTCCAACATACAAAGTACCTGCTAAGTTAGAATTACCAGTAACGTTCAATGTACCAACGTTTGCTGTTGCGATGTTAGCCATGCTTGTTACATTGGCAGTAGCTACAGTCAATAAACCAGCAAACGACCCTGTGTTGCTAAACGTTGCATTCCCTGTTACAGTTATTGTATTACCAACAGAAACTGTATTAGAAAGCGTAGCAGCTCCTGTAACACTGATTGTATTACTAAAGAAAGCATTACCAACCACCGTAAAGGTGTTGCCTGAAATTGTTGTATTGGATACAGTCCCGTTGCCGGAGATGGAAATAGTACTAAGAGAGCTATTAGCCTTAAGTACAATGCTATTAGCTGTAACAGTTGTATTACCATTAACAGTAACCACAGCATTAGCGTTTAGAATGGCAGCCACTAGATCAGTGTTGCTAGTTATGTTTAATCTTGTACCGCTAATAACAGTATTAGTAGCATTGATAACAACGTTCGCAGCATTGATCTGAGTGTTGGACGTTACGTGAACGTTTCCACCCTTCAAGGAGGTATTTGCTGCTGATATGGATGTGTTTGTAGTGACTACTGATACATTAGATGTTACGTTAGCAAGTCCACCAACAATATAGGTAATTGTTGAGTTAATATAAGCATTTGCAACGTCAATGTTTAAATTTGCTGTAGAGTAAACAACAGCACCAGTGAATCTTGTATTTGATGTAATGTTAAGGTTGGCAGAGGCACTAACGGAGCCACCACGCAATGCATCACCAGCAGCTAGTGTGTTTGCTTGTAATATTCCAATGACAAATCCATTACCTGAAACATTGGCTCCATTGGCTGTAGAGTCAACTGTAACTGCATACAGTGACATAGCATCAGCTAGTTGATTTGTTCTTGCTACCCAAGAAGCAAATGAGTCTGCAGCTACAATTACATTAGCGACTGGTTTTGCCATTATTATTCATTCCGTTAATTAGTGTTCTAAGCATGTCTTTAATATCATCAACATCCTTACGTAAAGTATTTACTTCACCCAATGCCTTCTTTAATTCTCTACTCTGTTTTTGTTCAGATACAAATCTTTGAAAAGACATTGTATCCGTATTAATTACAGCCTTGCTATGATTATCTCTTTTGAGTTTTGTAATGTCGGTCATGCTGATAACGCAATTGCTCTATACTCAGATACTCTTGGAACAAGATAATAATTATTAGCAAGCAAAACAATCTTTACTGCAAAAGATTTGAACCCGTCATATTTAGCAGAGCTAGAATTGAGATATCTAACTATGTTAAAGTTTTGATTGTCCAGATATGCTGAGTTTTTATCTGTTCTTATTACATCAATTAATAAGCCAGCACCTACTAGATCATTGTTTGATACTGTCTCTGAAACAGTAAGTGTGGTAGTATTGGACGCTGTAACAATATCAAGGAAGTAAGTATCAGGAAACGTTGGATTGTAAACTCTAACTAAGTCACCAGGAATTATACTAGTATTAACTGTTGTTGAAGTTGATGTTATAACATTTGTAGCAGAGCTCACACTAAATGTACCGGAAGCAACAGTAGTACCTGCATGGAATGGAGGAATATTATACTTAAGCTCGATGAAATCATTAGGGTTAGAATCAATACTATTAACGACACCACCACTAGGAACATCCAAAACCATCTTGGTCCAGTTCTTGTCCGTAATAAATTCGTTATCCTCTTCACTCAACACTTTGACGTATACTTCTACATCTGTGCCTGAGGGTTTGAAAGCACTCAAATAAACAATTAGGTCTTCTGCAATTTGATCGTTATCCAACACAACTGACTTAGAAACATATCTTGTAAAAGCACTACCGTTAGCAAAAGATTCGTTATTGGAAGAATTGTTAATTTTGTACTCATATGATGTAAAATCTAAATTGTTTTCAGAAACATATGGAGAAGTAAAAGGATTGTCTGAAGAGAATGTGAGTGTTGAATTCATACTCTTTGAATTAGCAAATAGATTTGAAGGATTGTTAACCTCATTGGATCTAGAAGCTAGGATAGCTGGAAAGTTGTTAATGGGATTGACACTACCATTTTGTACTCTAACATTATTACTATCAGACTTACTATAGGTTGTATTAGCAAAGTTCACAAGATAGTCAACAGATGTCCCAGCTGGAATTCCAATACTATAGTTTGGTCTATACGCTGCCAATTTAAGATTGTTAATGGAACCCAATACAGCATTAGCTTGAAAATCTACACCCTTGAGGATTTTTCCAGTTTGGAAATATACTGTAGAATTTGCAGATGAACTATTTAAAACCATGTTATCTGCATAATTTCTAAACTGTTCAACTTTACCAACTGGTGAAACAAACCAAGCAGATTGTGTATTTGAGAAGGATGGCTTAACATCTAAAACCAGATTATTGTTAGCTAAGTCGACGCTAACAACTTTTCTCACTTCTGTGTTTCCATTTGTGCCATCTGTAATTACAATATATGAGCCAGCAGCAATCGTAGCAAAAGAAGTCCCTGTGCCGATAACTGTATTGCTACTTGAATCGATATTAAGCTTCCCATGCTCAAACGCAGTAGCATTCACACTAGAAGCAGAAGTGGAGAAGGAAGCAGTAGTATTCATAAACGTTGTATTACTTACAATGTTAACTACTCTTACCTGAGACACGGAATTATTACCAATAACAATTAAATCACCATTGGACACGTTTGTTACCAAATCAGTGCCAACACCTACGATATTAGAAGATCCTGAAGTTACAGTAACCGACCCAGCAAGATTTGCTTGAGCTTGATAAACATACTCACCACCAACAAACGCCCCATTGACTGATCCAGAGGTCAGAGTAAAGAATTCGTAAGCATCATTACTAATTATAAAAGTATTACTTCTAGCACCTGTAAATTTAGCTACAGATACTTTAAATTTTAAATCAACATCATTACGTCTTGTAACTTCTGTACCATTAGTCAAATCAAAGTAATTACCATCTACCTTACCTGCTGATACCTTTGTAATTCTTCCAGATACAATATCTTCCTCTCCAGAAGTATTTTTCCACAACTCAAATCCTGAATCATTACCATCAAATGAAACAACAACAGCATATTCCTTGTCCGTGGATAGAGGAATTGGTGTACTCAATGTAAATTTTGTAGATGTATTAGCTGTTGTTGATGTGTTGATATTATCATACTCTACTCTACTATACGATCTGTGATCGATCAGCTCAGGGGTTGGCTTACCATCTACAATTCCACAAATGTTAACCAACACCCCAGGTTTAGAAATACCTGAAGCTGTCTTACCTTCAATAGGCTTTGATTTAAAGTATAGATCCACACTAGTGACAAAAGTTGTCGGAGAGCCTTGGACCAATTCTTTATCAATAAAAAATGATTGAGCAATGTTAAACATATGATATTATTATTTCCTTAATGCACCAAAAATTATTTTACTTGAAGACACTGATGAATTTAAATAATTTTCTGGTAAATCATTATTTGCAGAATTATACGTTGTGACTACAACTTCCGATATTCCAGCTGCTAAGTTAGGAACTTTGTAAGCAAAATTGGCAGGTGAGTCGGAAGATATACCTGAATCTAAATAATATATTACCTCCAAAATACCATCAGCATCAGAAATTAATGCTTGGCCTAGTTTTTTACCTAGTTGCTTAACCCTAGCAGTTTGCAATTTTTTGTTGAAGTAAAAATAATGAGCAGTCAGTGGCTTGAGCCCTACAAATTTGTAGTGGGAATCTGCTTCTTTGAAAATATTAATTGTTGTTGGCATATTATTATTTATTGTATGATTTTAACCTAATTACCAGCCTTCATAAGCGGAATCAAAACCTTCTCGTGTATTAAACGTATTATCCATATCATCCAATATATTTCCTACTCCTCCGGATCCTCCTACATAGTCTCCTATATTATAATCACTTTCATAGATGTCGCTATAGTAGTCATCAGGGGTACATGCTCCCTCAACAGGATCCACTGCAGGTTCAGTTAAATCAGGGTAATAATCAGGAGGTAATGGAACTACTGGGTTACCAATAGTTTCCTCATAAGCTGGATATGGAGGGTCCCTGAAATCAGGAATTGTAATTACACCTCTATAAAGATTATCAATAATTACACAAATTGTATCGGTCGGTGCAGGACTAACAATAACTGGATCACCTCCCCATGATGATACAATCGGAGGATTAGTAACAACAGGGTCAGTATCAGTGTTTGCTACAGCAACAACTACAGGAGTGACAGTATTATTGGTTGTTACTTCGACACCACTAGTTTTAACTACGGCTGTGTTTGAAAATGCCGGTGCGACAGGATATACAAAAACTTGAGGTATTGCAGGTTGTGAGGCTGTGAGCTGCTGAATGATTGGCAACTCATCATAAGGTAGCATAAGAATTTTACCCTCGTGGATATTATTGCTTGTACTTGCATTCGATCTATCAAATAAACCCTCAACATTATAGGAAAAGGTCAATGGTAGTAGCTGACCAACAGATACGTCTATTAAACATCTATTCTCATAGTTTGATCCATCATTGACAGTATTATCCCTGAATCCATCAACTAAAAACGCATTTTTAAATCTGTTTTTTGCAGGATCAGTAGAGCTAGGAATTATCTTATCAGAGATACTTTTCTCTACTAATGAAAGAGACAAGTTCTTTTCAATCTGCGTAACCCTTTTTTCAAGCTTACCAATATCAGCCATTGTGTATCTTTTAGAGATATTTCTTGAGTCGGCTGCAAAGTTTAAGTTTTTAGTTGTAAGTTTTTTCTGTCTAAAACTCACAATAGAAGTATCGTTACCCACTTTTTGATCTAGAATTTGAAACGTTGTATTAGAAAGTGCAGTAGGTAATGTTGGATATGCAGGAACTTGCATTCTACTAATAGTTACTGTGTCTGTAGGTGCTTTTGGTATTTTTGGATTAACAGCAGGTGATCCTGTAGTAATCTTGATATTATTATCCTTGTCTACTGTAACAATATCCAATCTTGGAAGATAGCTATCCACATCAAACTGAACTTGTGAGTCAGGCAACGGGATGTACTTTTCATCAGCGCTCAAAGCTTGTGTGTTAGCAGGATTGACGGTTGCACTAGCTACTGACGTTGCTCTTGTAGCTGTATTAGAGCTATATGGTCTAAAATCAAAACAATTTCTAGTATCGTAGTATCTACCATCGGAGGTTAATAGCTCAGGAACTTCCAAAGTATTGATTGATGATGAATTACTGTAACCACCGGAATCATCTACGTTGTAAGAGTTAATGGTGATGTAACCTTCATTTGATCCTGCATCAAAAGCATCAAACTTTGCCAATAGCCACTGGCTATTAGATAAAGCTAGAGAAGCTCCTGGGATAAGTTTCAATTCAGCATTGTTAACAGTATCACCATCATTATATGAATTCACAAAGAAATGTTTTGTTACATCAATATCATTTACGGTGTTACCCAAATAAACGTTTTTTAATCTACACACATCTGAAATACCAAGACTCCAAGGTCCTGTAGTATTATTACCAGAAGCTGATACAGTAACGTTATTGCCTGTGTAAATCTTCACATACAAATCACGTGTAATAGTTTTATTAACCTGTGAAGCAGAGGGAACTCTTACATTATAAGAAACAATAACGTTTGCAGATGCAAGAATGTTAGTAGCAATATTAGCTGTAAACGTATTAGATCCATTGCCGATGGTGATGGTCCTACCAGACCTATTATTCATTGGGATAGGATAATACGCTGGGAAGAACAAAGCAGAATTACTTAATGCGTTTGTATATGCTAAGTTAGCATTCAAAATCATTAGCGTGTTATTAACGACGTTTTCAATTCTTCTAACGCTTACAGCTGAAGGTGTACCATAAACTGTGATATAATCACCAGCTGCAAATACAGAAGTAAAAGATGTTGAAGTTCCAACTAAATTAGCTGAAGTGGTATCACCACTAACGGTTCCGCTAATATTAGCTGTTTGTGCATTTGCAATTGGAACAATAACAAAGTCTGATTTCTGCGTTGTTGAAAGAGCACCATCAGAATAAGGAAACAATTTATTGGTAGGAGAGTTAGCAGTGACTATACCACCTGTAGACAGTACAAGATTTTCTGTAGAGGTTCTGTAAGTGTAACTGACTCCACTCACACTCTTAACAGAGCCTACCCCTGTTTTAAATATAACGTCTGGATTACTAGTATCATACAATACTGGAATATTAGAATTAGTTGTAGCGTCTAACTCTAAAACTGTATCACAAATACCGTCAAACGTTCCATCATAATACAAGCTTCTAACATCTCTGAATGACTTACCAGTATTGAGAGATATATCAAACAAGTACATTCTATAAACAGCATCAGGAGTGCCTACAGTACCACTATCATACACAAGCGATCTCATTTTAGCAGTGCCGATAGCGTTGCCAGCTGGTGTGATTGCTGTAGTGGAACCTACCGTTACACTATTAATATAACTTTTTGCAGTGTCGTATAAATTAACAGTTGCACCGGCTTTAAAATCAAAAAAACCTGCCAATTCTTTGACCCTGACATAATTACCATAATTAGCAGTAATTATTTGATTGGGTTTTGACTGGTAAGTATTTGCTTTTGATGATTCTTTAATTGTATTGGTCAGAGTTTGAACTCTCTTACCTTTAATGTAAGCTGTACCAGGATCTACAACCACGTTGAAGTGTGTGGTATTGGAAGCAATATCTCTTGTTGTAGATCTAAAAGAGTTAATTACAAAGTTACCAGAGCTCTCGTAAGTTCTTCTTTCAAACTCTTTAGCAAGCTCGTTGTAAATTGTGTTTTTGTTTTCTTTAGCAGGCAAGCCTTCACTAAATTCCACAAGAGGAAGAAACTCTGAATTTGCAGCACTATCTTGAGTGTTAACCAAAACCAATCTTGGTTTGATCCTCATTCTATCTGCACCAGGAGCACCCTCATTGTATGAGTTTGCAGAGTTATCGTATAATGTTGAGTCAGTGGTATATTTTACAATTGTTTCGTCAGAATTAAAACCAACTGAAACATTGTTTGGAGTTTGATCAAATTTAGAAACAACAATGAACTGGGGTGTTACTTTAGAGAACATACCCTTCTGATAAATGATACCTTCTGATACAGAGAAGGAGTAACCAAATCCAACTGGATTTGTAAACGTGCTATCAGCGACTCTAATTTTTGCTTTAAATGTTTTTGGTGTTAAGCTCAAAGTAGATACGGAGGCTGATACTGAAGCTGGCTTGATTACAACCTGTGGCAATGTAGTGTAGTCTTGACCATTTTGCGACATTACAATGTTTTGTACCACGCCTAAAGAATCAGTAACTATAGATGCAGCTGCACCACTTCCAATAAACGAAGTGACTGAGGCTACTGCAGCTGATGTATTTCCTGTAATGTTGTATCCTGTTCCCAATGTCCAGGAAGTTGAATTAGCTGACGTGTTGGAAAGTTGTTCACTAGCAATGGGTTTGATGCTAAGAATTTTTGTACTTGAATTAGCACCTGCACTTATACCAACAATTTGTTGTCTTGCACCTGTTGTTGCTTGTGTAAAAATTTCACCGTTTGTAAACGTACCACTAGATACAGTAACATTGATTGCGCTAATAATATGAACTGTATCAGAATTAGCAAAAGCCAGTCCACCATTATCTACAGTGACATCGAAAATAGCATTATACGGACTAAAAATTTCCAACACATCGTTATTGGAGAATTGGGATATACTATAACTGTTTCCAGAGTTCACATATCTCAAATACAAAGCATTTAAATCTGGATTTTTAGATTGAAAGCCCACTTCATAATGTACAATTGTTGCTTGAAGATTGGCACTGTTTCGAACTGATAAGTTAAGATACCCAGCTGGATTAACAGGCTGACCGTCTTCCTGTAAATCGAAAATCTTTACATATGGTAATAGAGGATTGTAATTAAAGTTTACACCACTAACTATAGTACCACTTTTGAATACGTGATCGCCAAACCTCTCAATTTGTTGTTGGAGGATTGTTTGGAGTTGGTTTAACTCTCTTGTTTGTACAGCAACACCTGGTTTAAAAAGGATCTTGTGGAATGCCTTATCTTCATTATAGTCATCCCAGTAAGGTGTTGTGTTTAAATTGGTCTCTAATGGCATCTAATCCTCTTAAAACTTTAAAATTAGTTTTATAGACTCAGATTGGCTTGAGCTTCTTGCAATCGGATCTACGTTTTCTATGTATAACACCTCTCCACTTCCTTCAACAATATCAGGCGGGAGACGAGTGTTCAATGTCACGGAGGCTGATGAATCAACTCCGAATAAAGAATTACCTGCATTAATGATGCCTTTTAGGTCTGTCAAGTAAAAATAGTTAGCGTCATTGGAGTGGAAGTAAGCGTTAGCTGTTACCAACTCCAGCTGATAAACTTGTTCATCTTGCTCAAACGTCCCATCACCAACGTTGTAAGTATATTTTTGTCTGTTATCGAAAGTGTTAAAGTCTTTGACTTGACCATTAATAAGATAGCTGACTACATTAGCTGTTGCACCCGAAGAACTACCTGTAATTATTTGGTTGGTTACAAAGATACCAGTAACGTTAGCTACTGTAACGGTCGATGTAGTACTTCCAGAAATATATCCAACAGCATTTGAATTGGCCTGTGTTACCAGTTCATTGTCTGTAAAAACTCCAGTTGGTGTTGCAATTGTAAACTCCACATTTGCAAACAATGGATCCTTAAGTAATCCAATAGTTCTATAATCATTTGATGTAGGAATAGTACCTGACTCGGAATTAGCAAAAGTAACGCTGATTCCGAGATACTTACCTCCCAACTCAGCTTCAGGATCCTTACCGTGGCCGCCCTTTGGACCAAGAACTGCAGAAACCAATGCAGTGTTTGTTACACCACCAGTGTTACCCTGAACAATAGGATTAACAAACGTGTAGCCAGATCCTCTATTAATTATTTCTACACCTGAAATACTATTTGAGGAGCTAGTATTAACAAGTGCTCTTGCAACTGCTCCAACTCCGTCACCTTCAAATAGGATTGAAGGAGTGATTTCATAAACAGAAGTTGAATCGGGGGTAATGTCAAAACTACTAGCAAGAGTTACCTTCTTACTATTTCCAATAACTGTATAGTCAACAATTTTCTTAATCTGACCTATACCTGTACCATCTTTAATATACAAAAAACTACTATTGTAAAAATTATTTGAACTGCTTGCATTATTAGCAATAGTAAACACAGTAGGGTCACCACCAATGGTTAGATCGGAGGATATAAATGTGTTAGAAAGATATGTGTTATAATTTGACCCAGCATAATCCACAACAATTACATCAATGGCACCGGATACTGCATTACCTGTAACGTTAGCGTTTGGAACAACAGGAATATATTCCTCAGTGGCAAATTTTTGAAAGTTTGAGCCATCAATGGTATACATATATTTCCACACATAACCATCTGATGTACTGTAGTACTCATCATCAGCACCAGTATCATTGAAGTTTGGTTGAATTGTGGACGGGGCGCCGTTTTTATTATCAAGAACCTTAAATACGTGATGTGAAGAAACAGCATTTACAACAGCATAATAATTACAAGCTGTTATATCAACATCACCCCTATAAGCTGTATAAACAGTATTTGAACTCCAATTATATCTTGGAATCATTATCCTAACATCAGTATTAGAAACTTTTTTTCCAAATACCATTTGTTTATAAACATCAATATTTACAGCATCGTTAGTATTTGGAATGTCAGGAATTGTTTCATCGCCACCAGGATAAGTGAGGTGACGTCCAGCAAACACGTAATAAATGCTGTTAGCAGTCTCGGAAATAGATTCCTTAAACTGCTTAGCGTTGTGTAGATTTAAATAATTTGTGACTAGATTGGTAGACATATGTATTATTTATGTTAGGTAATTACAATTTCTGATGAAGCATTAGCACTGACGTCAACCGTTGTGTCTATAACAACTTTACCAAACATTTTAGTACCAGCAACGTGAATAATCTTTTTCAAAATTTCAGAGTATTTGACAAAAGGTACTTTAGACTGAATTTCATAACTATATTCTTGATAGTAGTAACTATCCTGTATTTTTTTATCACTAGATAGGAATCCTCTTGATGATGAATAGTATCCCTCTCCGATCCCCTGTTTATTGAGATTTGTTTGCGCAGTAACGATATATGGTGATCCTTCAAGTTGTAAGGACACATTTTCCCCATCAAGATATCCAAATCCAGAATCTAAAACACTAACCCCTGAAACAACAGCATTAGCTACTTGAACGTTAGCTTCCACTATAGAATTCTGACCAATAGGTATAGTTGTTTCATCTATAAGAACATTTGCAATTGTAGCCACTGCACCTGAAGTTGATCCTATAATCGTATTGCCTTCGTAGAACGTGTTTTCAAAACTCAGACGCTTAACCTTCAATTGGCTGTTGTTAGATCCTTCTTTAACCAATCCAAAAGCAGTAGTAGCCACGGTTACAGACGTGTTAACAAGCGTAACATTAGCAGTTGCTCCAGTAGATAGAGTTTGGAGTTGATACCCGTTAGTGTTTGTATTTTGAAAGGAACCAGAAACGTTAATTAACTTAACTGTTCCTGTACCAGCCGTTATTCCAGAAGAATAAACAAAACCAGTACCAACATTTGCAGTACCGTTACTTTGATAAACAAACTCACCTAAAGCAAAATTTGTAGTGGCAGATCCATTTGCCGCTGTACCAGCAAAGTTTGTAACATTTAGTTGTACCGCTGGAGCCTGAGATGTTTGAGATATTCTCTCACCAACTGTATACAGTTTTGTTGGATTACTAATTTCAAGTATAAAATCTTTTCTTTTATAACCAGCAACATCTCGCTCATATACCAACACAAAAGGATCGATGTTGTAATCTGTTCCTGGGTTGATATTATTGATAGAAGCAATTGTACCAATTACAGTACTATTATATCTCAAAGCATCAAGAAGTACAGTGTTTATATTTGATCCTGGGAATTTAATAAAACCATAACCAGTAGCATTAGCATTGTTAGGACTTAGATCTAAATTAATGTCCATAAACGGAACGTTACCGGTATTGTTAGCACCAAGCATGTCAGGTGTCAACAATACTGTTTCATCATTATCTAATGATCCTATTGAAAACCCAGCATCAGATCCAGTACTAACAAAATTTATATCTGCTCTGGTATTAGAGTAATTACCGGTAACGTAAGAGAAAATTGTGTTTGGGTAGTAGGCATTTGTAACGCTATCAACACCAAAAAATTCTGCATTTGATCCTATAAGAGTACCTGTAGCTGTAAGGTCTAAAACAGAACCAACCACAGCAGTAAAAGTTAAATTTGCTGCGTATGTGTTTACAGTAGCAGTGGTTGCATTATTTGTTACTAATCTAAAGGTTGTATTTGTTGCAAACACGTTACCACTAATTGGTCTTAACAACAATTGGCCTCTTGTAGCTGTGTTTGGTGTAGCTGTGATAATGTAAGCATTAGCAGTCATTGTTGAATTTATGGATTCAATAACAGTATTGGATGCAAACAAGCTGATATTACTAGCCGTATCAAATACCAAATCAACTAAGCTAGCTTTAAATACTACATTAGTTGCAGCAATGTTTCCTGAAATGTTATTAACAATAACAAAACCATTAGATGTTGTCGTGGGAGCAGAATATACAATACCTGCTGTTGTGTTAGTAGTTCCTTGGGCAAATAAAACAGTGTTTGCTGTAAAGTACTGAGTATTAACTGCGCTGGTATAGTTAATTTTCATCAATTGCTGGGTAAGATTTTCAAATACAGTAAACGTTGTAATGGCAGTATTGCTATTAGTCAAGTTTGAATAACCAACAACTTTATCGGATATAAAAACATTGGCAGCGTTTGAGAAACCGAAACCACCATCCACAATTGTGAAGTTAACACGGCCCGTCTCATTTGAAATACTTGTTACAATTGCTTTAGCATTCTTACCATTATTAGATATAACTTTAAATTCATCACCTATAGAAAAATCCTGACCACCATTCAAAACATCAAGGCTAGTCAACGATCCAACAACTGTAGGAGCATCTATAATATTAGTGTTAGCTGTTTCTACGACCTTCTCACCATATTCAAAATCACCACGTACCCCTGTTAAAAATAATATATCAATAAACTTTCCATTGATCCTTTTTTTCACAACACTTTCACAAAACGCCTTGGCACCCGTTGTAGTCCCTACCAACTCTTTATTAACAAAGTTTTTATTTCTTGATGATATACTTACTTCTAAGTATTTTGGTTTAACCCACGTACCATCAGAGACTTTTAAAATGTCTTGACCAGGTAAATAAACCGTAGCATCTTGATCAAATAAAGCACGAATAGCTAGTTTGACACTCTGCTCATTTCCTCTATTCTGATACAATTCGAGAATATTTTTAATTAACATCCTCTCATTCACTTTATTTACGAGTGGAAGATCCTTAAGATAAGTTTCTTTAAAGTGTATGATAAAATCATCGACAGTTTTATCAATGTCTTTGTATTCAATTAAATTTCTTGAATAGTAGGCTTGTTGGCCAGTTGTTTCTAGCCACTTATAGTATGATTTAACAAACTCAATAAACAAAGATCCCTCTTCATTATAGAAGGCTGGGAACTGTGATTGAATTAACGGTGATACTAAATCTTCAATATTCTTCATAGCTTAACAGGAGTAACCGTTATAATTATTGCATCTTCTTTGATTTTTAAAATTTTATTTTTTGTACTTGAAAAATCTTTATCCTTACTTGATACAAAAAATTCTAAACCATTAGGACTTATTGCCTCATCAACAATAATACTACTAACAGTAACTTTACCATTTACATAATCTACTGTACCTACTTGTTTTACAACTTCAACAACGTTACCAACATACTTTGCAACAAACAATCCACCTTGCGAATCATCAACAATGAGGGATCTATTACCAGCAAATATAAATGGGGATGTCGTTACGTTGTGGCCATAGTGTTTTTCAGGGGCCAATAATGATACACCAGTTTCTTGTAAAATTTCAAAACCATAATCAAGAGTAAAACTTGTTGCTGCACCGTTTGTGACAGGAATATAAAATACTGCTTTAACTTCCGTGTTATTGCTGACAATACTCGGATCTGCAGAATCTATTGCTTCAGTTAATTGACTGTAATAGAGAGTTTTATTAAAACCATCAAGATTATCTAAACCAAACTGACTAATCTTTGCGGCAACTAAAGCTCCAATGTCGCCTGATTGTTTGGAAGTTGAATTAACATTATATTTTACATTGGTAATCACTTCAGCATACATGAATTGTGGTTCTACAAACACAACATCTATGGAGACAGGAGTTTTATCCTTAATATAGGTTTCAAAAGCAGAAAGTCTATTTTGTGGTGTGCCGTCCGAGTTAAAAACGTCCACAGAAATATAAACTTTACCAAAAACTGGAGGATCTAATGTTTCACCACCGTACGCTACAATACTTTGAATATCAGAAAAGTTAGACTTTAATAAAGTCTCATAGTCGCCTGTAGTAACGGCTCTTCCTTGAACTTGAAAGTTTCTTGGAGCATTGTATCTGATAGATTCGATTGTTTCGTTTACAGAGCCACCTGATGCGTTGGAAATTGTAGTTATTGAAACGTTTGCATGTGAATCAATATTACCATCGTTTAGAAATACAGTTGCGCTGTTGGGTAGCTCACCACTAGATGTTCTATACTCAACAATGATCACAGATCCATCTCTTGGCTTCCTACCAAATACATCATCACCGAATCTAATCTCATACTGCTGATTTTCTGCAGCCTCTATAAAGAATATTTTAGTTAGAGAAGTAATGCCAATTAAAGTGTCTGACTTAGTGTATGATAATGTTGACGCCCCACCATCCTCTACAACGGTGACTGAAATACTACCGATATCAACAGTTGGATTGGATAAAACAAATCTCTGAGTGGTATTGCTAGAGTTCATAACAAAACTATCAGCAATATAAGTTCCCTCATACAACATCAAGTTTGCTGAAAATACACCGTTGTTAGATGTGGATATAATTTCAGTTGCTGGTGTTGAAAATGTAAACGTATTGGAACCAACTCTTGAAGTGAACGTTGTACCCTTAGGGACAACAATACTGGTTACTGGTGAAGTTGGAGTTATGTTTAGTTTTATTTCAGCCTGAGCGGAAACAAATGACTTGGGGGTATAGTTTAAAGACTTAGCATGTGAAACAACACTATCACGAAGTTGTGCAGTGTCAATAAACATCTCACTAGCAACCATATTCGTGTAGAAGGAGTTCAAGTAAGTATTATACGACAACAAGTCAATCAAGGTGTTAATGTTAGACCCTTCGAAGTCTACATCCTTGAATGCTGAGTTATTCTTAAGATAAGTCTTAAGGTTTGTTTTGATTGTTTGGAAATCTAGTCCAACCAGATCGATGCTGGTGTTAGCCATTTATCGGATCCTATTTAAAATTAGTTCTAAGGTGACAGGTTCAGCTTTATTTATCACGCTGAAAACAATATTAATGTACATGGAGTTTTGATCAGGATCACCTGAAACATTAACATTAATTACATTTGCTCTTGGCTCATGATTACCAATAGCTGTTTTTATTAAATCCGCAATAACTTGCTCTGTTGCAGGAGAGAAATTCTCAAACAACATTTTTCTAATGTCACTACCAAATGTTGGGTTGAAAAATCGCTCACCTTTATCAGTAAGCAATATATTTCTAATGGATCGTTTCACAGAGTCTTCGTTCTTGTAAGACAATAGATCCTTTTTAACTAACTCTAAATCCAAATTGGAATAAAAGTCGGAGTATATAACCGGCGTAGCTGTTTGTGGTGTTGATTTTGTTTTTTTTATTACTAATGCCATTTTAGCCGCCTATGAATACCGTTGTTGAACCAGACTCAATTGTATTTGTACCAACAGCGTTACCTGCATCCTGTGTATCAGCTGTATCACCAACCCTTGCTGCCCCATTAGTTCCATTATTAATGTTAACTGTCTTACCGTTAATTTTTATATCCCCAGTAACATCAAGATTGTAGTTGCCATTCACTTTCACATTAACGTTACCCTTAACCTCAATACTAGCATTACCTTGAATGTATACGGTTTTATTTTTGAGAACAACCTCTATATCATCACCTACAATTTTATTGACCCGTCTACCCTCTTGATTGATTTCTGTATAAGTTCCTGTTTTATGAAAAACGTGGATCCTTTCCTTATTAGGAGTATCATCTAATTCTATAACATGGCCACTCTCTGATTGATAAACTCTGTTGAACGGATAAGTCGCAGCAAATGCAGAAGAAGGTTCTGGACCAGTTATGTTTTTATTTAGAGAGTTGGTACCCCTTGCAAGTAAGGAGACATCGTGCTTATTGGGATCCTTATCTTCAATACCTGGTAGTGAACCAAGAATCATTGGCATTTGACCTTCACCACCATCAGCAAAGAAACCAACTACTGTAGACCCAACCATTAAACCTGTTGGAGACAATCCCGTCTTTTGATAACTAGCACTTGTTGGTTGCATGATAATGAAAGCCCATTGCAAATCATCTGTAGGAGTTTCAACTTTGTCTCCATGGAAGTTATGCACCCTGACTTTGACACGGCCAAGCTTCTGAGGATCTTCTCTATCCTCAACAACACCAAAGAACCAAAAAAAACCCTCTGCTCCCAAATTTTTTGTTGTCATCCTAAACCAACCTTATTGCAATCTAATGAAATATAATGCTTTGTTTTGCCGACAGTAGTTATATTGTGTCTCAATCTCGTTACAATATAATTGCCATCCACTAGATCATCGGTTCCTTTGGCTTCTGTAGTACCAGAAGCTTTTGGTAAATTTAACTCTATTACATCACCAGCCTTGATGGAGGAGTCTCCAGGAATAAAAGCTCTAACAAAATTGGAATTAAAGAGCTTTTGGTAAGCTAGTCTAGCCCCCATCATATTTTCTAAAAAGTTTTCTTTCCTATTTGTATCCTTGGGAATAAAAAAGTTGAACGTGGATTCTTTTGCAAAATCCTCAATCATTGATTCTGAAATATTGAGAGTGTTCTTGTTATCTGATCCCACCATAGAGGAGAACTTCTGAGTCATGTCAAAAGTTATATCGCTTACTTTTTTAGAAAATATATCAAACGTTTTAACTCTATTTTTAATACCACCCTCTTGAATCATATCAGTAAGATCAGTTCTACCAATATTTTCATATTCTATAATACTTCTGAACATTAAAGCTTCTGAGTTTTTATCTTTTTGGCCATTGTTAAAATAATAAAACTTCTTAGATCCAATTTTTGCCTTACCATCCTCCATCATTTGCTCAATACATTTAAAATTGAATCCATCTTGATTTTCAAAAAAAACAAAAGAGGATGAAACGTATTTGGGATGAACGGCTCTTTTTCTGATAATATCTATAGCTACGAAAGGCGTGACTTTAGGAAATACTATAGTCTCTGTTCCCTTACAAGGATCGATATTAACTATTTTATCAGTTTTCAAATATCTCGTGAAGAGGTTATCTACAATATCATTAATAGTTTCATTATAACTCTGAAGAATATTAATATTACTCTGAGTTAGTTGCTCTTTACTTACACACTTTAAAACATACGTATATCCTTTACCATTCATTTGTTGTTGAACGTCAGATACAGCAAAGGTGTTAAATTTATATGTTGTAGGGTATGAAAGACCTGGAGTTTGGAATGTTATTTCAAACAACTCCTCACCGACGATTGGAAAATCGTTCAGCAAACCAATTTTATCATCAAAAGCAATTTCAGCATATAAAGTAGGGGAATTGAAATCCTCATAAATGTCAATGGAGGAGATTTGATCAGATGGATTGACTTGCGCCTTGGTGTTTTTATTGCTTAGTGTAATATCATTAATTATTACATCCCCTACTTCATAATTTGTCATCTAAAAAGCTCTCTCATATCTTTTTCGATTTTACCAACATATGCTTTGTCTAAGATCCTAATATGAAGTTTACTTTCATTGATCTCATCTTCGTAAGTGTAAGCACTAACGGATTCCCAATACGAAGCTTCTAAGTTGGAGATTGGTTGACTGATAGTTGTAACTGCTGTAATGGTTGCGTTTGAGGCGGCGCCTGTCGTAAACGAACCTGTTATTTTATCTAAAACAACATGAGAAGTATTGGCAAATGTAACAAATCCTGTTGATGTGTTTTGTGTAAACTTATTACCAACCACAAATGTACCAGAAGATATAGTAAGATCAATAACTTTGTTGGTTTCTAATACTTGATCAATTTCTTTTCGATCGTAAGAAACTATGCTACCGCCAATGCCTAAAACTGGTTTAAAATACCTTTTCAAGGTTTGTGGTAAAGCATTGAAGCTTGATACAGTCAATGCAGTATCATCAGAAGCGTAATTGTTTCTATAAAAAACTATCTTAGCTTGAGCATTAGCAATTGAACCATATTTTGCGGTTATGTAATCATCAAACTGGTTTTGACCAAGAGGCCAGTCATAGTATGGGTCCATAATATCGTTTGCAAGGTATATGATCCAATCGAGCTCGGGGTTACCGTAGTATCTTGCAGCAATTTGATCAGGACGCTCACCTTGCTCCACTGTGTAAGGATAAAATATTGCTAGGTTTTTTTGAACACTTTGATCAAACTTAACTTTAGATATTACATTAGTAACAATCGTATTAGCATATTCAGTGGATGGGAAGAAGTTGAAGTATCCAGCCATTATGCTCCACCTCCTGGCATAACATTACCCAATGAAGGAGATAGAGTTGTATCTTGCTTCCTATCATTATAGTCTTCACGAGTAACAACTCTAATCTCTTTGAAGTTTAAACCAATCTCAATATCAGTAGGCGAACCATCTTTGAAAAAAGCTGGAGTTCCATTGGGGGCGTAATTGACAGTCATTGAAGTTAAAACTGATCTTTTAATTTTATAAGGCTCAACATCTTTGGGTCCAAAAGATATATCAACTATATCAGGAAAAGAAAACAGGGGTCCTGTTGAGGATTCACCACTCAAGCCTGTCCCCGGCAACATTCGTCTTTTGATTGTTTTAATAATTTTTTTAATTAAATCTGCTTCTTGTTTATTTTTTGGAGAAAATCTAAAAGTAAAGCTATGTTCCCTCAAACCAATATCCTGGAAAATTGCGGCTAAGTGAGGATTAGGAACTACTCCCGTCGCCTCATCAATGTTAGCCAAAAGGGTTTCACCGCCTATTCTCCCCACGTTTTCTCTAACTCCCACTGCAGCTGCTTCAACAACCGAAGTACCTGTTTCCTTACTGAAAAGAGCTTGTTGACCATTAATAACCTTCACCCCTGTCGCCACAGCAGCACCTAAAACAGAACCAAGCTTAGCATCATTATATGATACTGAAAAGTTTTCATTTAAGTTTGTAGGAATAGGAAAAATAACAACTACTGTTGGCTCATCTTTAGCTACTGCTAAAGCTCTATCTTTAGAATATGATATAAAACTAAACTTAATAAAATACTTGCCAATATCTTGTGGATATGTTAGAACCTCGAATACATCTTTATTCTGCAAAGATTCTTGTGATGACTGAGCTGCTAAAGCACTGGGAGAATTTGGAAAATCATTGGTCTTAAATTTAGTTATAGGTTTGAAACCCGCAGCGGAAGCAGCTCCTGCAACATCACCAAATTTAGTTTTGTTGAAAGCTTGCTGTGTTTGTGATACAATACCACCTACTTTGTCTGCGAGTGCCGCTCCAGCTGCAAACCCAGCTACGGCGGCCGCGGCTTTAGAGAAAAACGCCATAAATATTTCCTATGAGCTATAAAGGTTATTTTAAACCAAGGAATCCAACCAAGTACATGGGAGACCCTACAACTATTATTTATCGTAGCAGTTGGGAGCTAAAATTAATGAGGTATCTGGATTCTCATTCTGATGTGATTAAATGGGCTAGTGAGGAGTTCAGTATACCTTACGTTTCACCAATTGACGGCAAAGTACATAGATACTTTCCTGACTTCCTTGTAAAAAAAAGAAACTCTAACAAGATTATAGAAACAGTAGTTATAGAAGTTAAACCCCACATTCAAACAACAGCACCCACAGTTCAAAAAAAACCTAGCAAAAGATATTTACGTGAAGTATATAATTGGGGAATCAATAGTGCAAAGTGGGCGGCAGCTAAAAGGTACGGTGACCACAGAGAGTGGAAGTTTGTTATAATGACGGAACATGAACTAGGAATCAAATTTTAATGGCGACAACAATATTTCAAAGCGTAGTTCAAAAAGCTGGTGCTAGTGGAGCTCAAAACTCACTAGAGGCTCGTAATTGGCTGAGACAAAAAGCGGCTGAGGTGCGTAATGTAAACCCTAAAGCTACTATTACTCAAGGTCCATTACTCACCAATAGAATTATTACGGGAGAAATGTATTTGTTTGCATACGATCCCAAAACTAAAGAAGATCTTCCTTATTATGATAGGTTTCCTTTAGTATTTCCATTTAGAAAAGTTAAAGGTGGATTCTATGGTATCAATATGCACTACCTTCCTCCTTTGCTTAGAGCAAAGTTGATGGATGCTTTGTATGATACCATTAACAATGATAAGATGGATGAAACCACTAGACTTAGGATCAACTACAGGATTCTTCAAAGTGCGGCTAAATTTAGGTTCTTTGAGCCATGTGTAAAGCACTACCTAAATAATCATGTTAAATCCCGTTTCTTAAAAGTTGACCCTACGCAATGGGATGTTGCACTGTTCCTTCCTCTTGAAAGATTTGCTAAAGCAAGTAAGTTGAAGGTTTACGCTGATTCAAAGAATAAGATCTATCAATAATGGCCGCTAAGTTTTTAGGAACAGCTCTATCAGCTGTTGGTTTATATTCAGCACTGAAAAGTAGTTCCTCCAAGGGGGCTACTGGCCGTTATGATGGTTTCTTGTCTGAATTTAGAAACAAGTCATTTGCAAGAACCAATCTTTTTGAGGTTACTATTCAACCTCCAAGGATTATGAATGGCAGCAAGATGTTTGAAAATTTACATCTATATGCAGAATCTGCCAACATTCCAGGCTTGATGTTTGCAACTTCTGAGACAAGACGTTATGGTATTGGACCAATAGAAAAGAAACCATATGCTCCTATCTTTAATGATATATCAGTTTCATTCCTAGTAGATGGCCATGGCGACTTGTACAAATTCTTTTATACATGGATGAATAAGATTGTATCAAGCGATCAATTTGTAAACGGAAATACGGTGAGTTCAAATGGATTAGCTCCATTTGAAGTCGAGTACAAAGATGAATACAAGTGTCAGATGATGATATCGACTTTTGATGAAGCTGGTAATAGTGTGTTGAGCAGCCAAATAGTTGATGCAATTCCAATCTCTATATCCGACACAGCATTCAGTTGGGGTGATAATGATCAAGTTATGAAATTACAGGTTACATTTACATACTTCCAACACATTCTAAACACAGATCAAAACGAACCTGTCTCAGGTTATAGAAAACCACTTTCTGGATTTCAGCAGTTGGTTAAAGCTGGGACCGCACTTCAAACAATATCATCACTCAGAAAACCTCGAAGTGTTGGAGATGTTATCAACGTTATTAATAATGCTAAAGTTATCACTGGAGGATACTTCGGCTGATTGGAGAAAATATTATGGCTTTACCTAAATTATCACACCCTGTTTTTCAACTGAATCTGCCTTCCACGGGCCAAGTAATTTCATACCGACCATTCCTTGTACGAGAAGAGATGATTCTTCTTGTTGCTCAACAATCTCAGAATCAAATAGATGTTATTAATGCAATCAAGCAGGTGATTAACAATTGCATTACAACAGAGAACGTCAATGTAGATGACTTTGCTACATTTGACTTGGAGTATTTTTTCATCCAACTCAGATCCAAGTCTGTTAATAGTATAGTCAAACTATCTTACAAAGACAATGAAGATGGACAGATCTATGACTTCGAAGTGGATTTGGAGATTATCCAAATTAAGAAAGTAGATGAAGCTCCTAGCACTGTTAAAATAAACGATACAATGAGTTTGCTTCTAAGATATCCAAGACTCGATGCAATGAACAAACTAGCAGATGCTGAAGATTCAGCCGCTTTTACTTTAGCTCTAATCAAATCATGTCTCAATAGGATTGTAGATGGTGACAAAGAATATTTGTTTTCCGACTCTACTGATGAAGAAGTTGAAGAGTTTCTAAACTCACTTGATGTTAAAACTTATGAGCAGATAAACAAATTCTTTGATACGCTACCCAAACTCGAACATATTTTAACTTATACTAATAAGACTGGTAGAGAAGTTACCATCAAGCTGGACAGCCTTAACGATTTTTTCGCATTGGGCTGAGCCATAATAGTCTAGCGAACTATTATACACTAAACTTTTCATTGGTTCAGCACCATAAATATTCATTGAGTGAAATTGAAAGCATGTATCCCTATGAGAGGGATCTGTACGTTGATATGCTTCGTGATTATCTTGAACGAGAACAAGAGAGACTCAAACAGAGATAATGGCAGACAAAAACAAGTCAGTTGTAGATAGTATTACGGGGACGTTTAAATCAGAACTTACAGATAATGTTCTCAATAAACTTGGTCCTAGTCTTGGCACGGCTATCGAAAAAGCTTTGGAAGCAAGAACAGCTGGTAAGAAGTTCTCTGACACATTCAATAGCGAATATAAAAGCAGACTATCAGAAAGCTTGAAAGATAGAATATTCGGCCAGGGGATTGTTGGTAAGTCCCTCAGAGCTGGGTTTGAAGCAAAATTTGGATCAAAGGAAGAAGATCCTGTTGAGGAAATTGTAGACTCAGTAAATATAGAACAAGGCGTTCTTGTAAGAATTGAAACGTTAGCTACAAACATTTCAGATAACGTTTACAACATTACAGCTGCGTGGAGTAAGAATGCTAAGACTCTTGAAGAAACCAGAAAGCTTCAAGAAGAACAACACAAACAAGAAATGATGTCTGCTGAAGAAGCAGCGCTCGAGTCGAGGTCACTAATAGAACCTCTATCTAAGCCAACACCTACTGGCAAAGAAAATGAGAAGTCAGGATCTGGTGCTTCTGGCTTGACTAGTATGTTGTCTGGGTTATTTAAGTCAGCAGGCAAACTTAAATCAGCATTAACTGGTATTTTAAAAAGTAAGAAGTTCCTTGCTCTAGCTGCTGTGACTGTTGGTGTTGGAGCAGTGGCGGCGGCTATTGCTGGTCAGGATAGTTCAGGTGCTGACACGTCAGGATCTGGAGAATCAAACGCACAAAGAATCACTCCTACAATCACCCAACAAGACATTGAGGAAAACAATAGCGAAACTCAAAAGCTCGCTAGACTATCTAAATCAAGAGAACAAAACTCTGAAGCATCTACACCAGTCTCGAAACCTTCTGTTTCGTCTGCACCGCCGTCAACTGCTGGTGCAACTTCCCAATCAAGTGGTAATTCTAATTCGTCAGTACCATCGTCAACTGCTGGTGCAACTTCCCAATCAAGTGGTAATTCTAATTCGTCAGTACCATCGTCAACTGCTGGTGCAACTTCCCAATCAAGTGGTAATTCTAATTCGTCAGTACCATCGTC